ACTAAATATTCCGAGAAAGGAAGACAATGTCCTATCCTAGTGTTGAGCCTGCTGACGATGGCGAGATGAATCCTGTTGGGACACAGGACTCGTCAGTGGGTAACACCAAAATCGTAGAGCTGCCTAAAGAAGAGCTCGATAAGGCCGTCGGAAAAGCATTGGATGACATGTTTGCTGTCTCTGATGCCTGGAAGCCAAGAATGCGAGTCAAGTTCAAAATTGTGTGTCCTAGTGGGCAAACAGCTCTTGTAAAGCATTTGGACACATTGGATTTGCTTGAGCACGACTTGATTGAAGAACTAGACTTCTTCACTCGCAAGCTGTTTCCGATATCAATTGACTTGAGTGGTAATCCAGTAGATGCTAAGGAACAAGCAGAGCAGAGTATTTATGCTGCCTTAGCAGATCCGGAAAAACGCAAGCGATTCTTTGACATGACCGGCAAGCTGATGGCAGCGGCCAGTGTTAAGCCAAAGATTATCCATGATGGCGTTGTTGTTCACACTGACAAAGAGGGTAGTAAGACTACTAGATTCGGCTACGAAATCAAAAGCGTAGATAACCAGGTCAAGCTACTTGGAAAGCCATTGCAGCCGTTAAAGGACGGCGAAGTTTATAGTGGCTATATCGAATTCGCAGATAGGATGGCCTTCTTTCAGGAGCTGAATCGGCCTCTGTCGTCAATTGAGCCCTTTCGCGAGAAAGCGGATGCTTTGCTACAAGATTTGGCACGAGAGCAAGGAGATGGGGATACGTCCGAGTGAACTATGGGGAATCACTTGGCCTTTAGCCGCATTCTATTTCGATAGGGCAGTACGTAATTGGGCAAATTTTGTAGACCGTAAGACCAGTGAAGCGGAGCAGACAGTGCGGATGCAAATGAGAAACCGTAGGGGAACGGACGGATTTGCATTGCAAGCTCGTACTGTTACTTTCAACAAACTCCTAGGGCTGTCTACAGATTCGGCTTATGCCACTCCACCAACACCAAAGTCGCTAAATGGCGAACCTAAGCGTAAGCGTAGTGTGGATGATGTTGCTATTCCTAGAGTTATCAATGCTGAGGGCCGTAGCCTTGATTTGAGTAAGTTCAACGCATGACATCCTCGCTTGGTACAGTAAGTGGCAAGGTAGCCATTTCATATGAGTCAACTGGCGCTGCTAAAGCAGTTCAACAAGTTCAAAGTATGGCTCAGACGCTACAAGATACAAGTAATGCTGCTGCCGACTCTGCCAAACAAGTTGACAATGCCACTGGCTCTTTGTCACAACTTGCTGATGCCGCTGATCGAATTAATAGCCTTAAGATTGACAATCCCGTTGCAGGGCTAGCAGATTCGGTCAAGAAAGAAACTGATGGCGCAAAAGAGGCCCTCAACAAGTCAATAGAAGATTTCAAGAAGCAAGTTGCGACAAGCATGCAAGCTGCTTCACCAAAAGGCTTGACTATTAAGCCTTCTGATATCAAGATTGATTCAACAGGATTTCAAAAGGCTGCTAGTGATTTCGCCAAGGGTGGCAGTGGTGGCGCGTTACAAAAAGCTTTGCAAAGCACCATCTCCCTTTCTCCTGCTTTAGTCATTGATGAGGCAAAGGCTCGCGCTAGTGCCCAAAAGGTCAAGGGTGTAATTGCTGAAGAGCTTAGCGGCAAAGGGCTTTTTAGTGATTTGTCTGTTGCCCTTGCAGGATCACTTCATACTGCTGCTGATCTGGTATCAGGAGGATTTGGCAGAAGCCTAAGAAGTATTGTTCCTACTGCTGCCAGTGCTGGCACAGAGGCCGGTGGCGCATTAGCTTCCGGCATAACAGGTGCAGTAGTTGGCGCACTAGGTATTACCGCCGCAGCAGTGGCGGCAGTTGGCGCTACTGTTGCAGCAGGTTTTGGTCGTTTAGATGCCATTGACAATGCAACAGTTAAACTTAACGCTTTAGGGCTTTCAGCAACAGACGTTAAATCTGTGGTTACGTCTGCTGGTAAAGCTGTAGAGGGCACTGCTCTTTCAATCGAAGACTCCATGAATGCGGCCGCAACCGCCATCAACGCAGGAGTAAAGCCCGGCAAGGAACTTAATCAGTACCTAAATGCTTTGGCAGGCAGTGCGGCGCTATCGAATACGTCAATGACTGCCGTTGGTCAAACTTTTCAGCGTATTGCATCCGAAGGCAAGGTCACTGGCTATACCATCAGAGAGCTAACAACACAACAGGTTCCTGTGTTGCGATTGCTCGCTGAGGAATACGGCGTGACGCAAGAAAAAGCGTCTGAGATGGTTCACGGTGGACAAGTAGATTTTCCGCATTTTATTGATGCAATGAGCAAACTTGGTCCCGCTGCTAGAGAGATGGCGAACACTCTTGGAGGCAGCTTTAGTGTCCTAAAGGATTCCGTAGCAACACTAGGTGCCACTCTTCTTGCTCCATTGTTTGGTAAACAAAATGCAGGTGACGCAGACGTTTTCGCTGCCGCAGTGCAGAAAATCAATGAGGGAGTAGAAGGGCTTACTAATTTCCTCGATAGTCACAAGCATGGAGTTATTGAGTTTTGGGACGTAGTTGGTAAGGGTGGAATCCTAGCAGGACATGCTTTTTTAGGTATTGTGAGCCTTGTCACTGATGCTGCTGTCAAAATTACTGAAATCATTGGTGATACAACAGGATGGCTTTCAACAGCTTTTGGTGCCATCGCAGGTTTTTTTGGTGCTAGTGGTGTTGCTAAGAACGCTAACGATTTTGCCAAAGCAATGCACAATCTTGGTACAGGGCTACGGGAAAACAGGGATGCCGAGTTACCAAAGCTTTATAGCGGGCTTGACAAACTTTCTGGCGGACTAGATAAGTGGAAAACCAGCGCTGACGCGGCAGCAGATGCCAATGACTCTACAGGCGATAGCGCAGACAATAGTGCTCCCAAGGTCATTAGTCTTGCAGATGCTTTGGATAAACTTGATATCAAAGCCGATGCAGCACAAACGGGTATCGAAGGTACAACAGAACAATTTGAGAAGTTCCTTAAATCGGTCAAGGATAAGGGTGGTTCTGACGCACTGCTGGCAACGTTACAGCAGTTACGCGATCAGTTCGATAATGGCGGTAGGCAGATACAGTCCTATGCTGATGCCATAGACAAGCTACAAGATACGACTGCCAGCGCTGCAGATAAGGCCGAAAGCCTCATTACTGCACTGCAAGGCTTAGGGTTACTGCCTGGCGGAGATGCGCTTAAGAGTTACAACGACGAATTTGACAAGATGACTTCGTATCAGTCAAAACTGATCGATCTCATTGATACAACTGGTGATTCGCTTGCAAACCTTGATGGCACCATCAACACCAGCAGTAAGAACGGCTCGAATCTTTTAGGGCAGATAGAGGATATCCGCAAACAAGCCGTTGCGCTTATTGCTTCCGGCGAAGCCAGTCCTGATCAGGCATATAGCCGTACAGTACAGGGATTGCAAGAGCTACTACAGAATCAGGCCGGTATTTCGCCTGATGTTGCACAGAAGATCATTGACAAGTACTTTCCAAAAGACACATTACTTAAATCGCTTAGTGCCCAAAATCCTCAAGATGCTATCAAAAACCTTTATAAAGGCAATCCTGCCAAGATTGATTCTGAGCTCAATCTTCTTACTTCAGCTCAAGATATCATCAATCAAGTTGTTGGACCGGACGGCCAACTACATGTACCGACAGTACTTGATACGAGCACGCCACCTGGTGGCACACCTCCTGGACCTCCAGCTGTGCCGCCACCTCCTGCACCAAATGCACCAACAATTACTGCACAACCAGGGCAGGACCAAAACACACCGTTAACTCCAGACCAGCGCCACAAATTGGGTATTCCCGATAGTGTGCCACCGATTTATCCCAGTGCGCCTGCAGGACAAACAGGTCCATCACCTAATGAACAGGCACCTGTTGTTCCTGGTGTAACACCATTACCAACGCCATTGACTCCCTTAACAAATCAGCCTGAAGATCTTGGGGGATTGCTTGGAGGAACGCCACAACCAACTTTCACTGAAGACCAGATCAAAAAGCTAGCAGATCTAGGTAATAACAAAGCTGCGTTTGATAAGGCATTGAGTGAAAACCCTGATTTGCAGGGTCCACTTCAGGGGTTAGTGGATCAGGCTGGCGCTCAAGGCCAAAATCTTAGTGTTGCATTGGCACAAGGCATTACCGAGGGCGATGACGCAGTCAAGAAAGCGCTGTTGCAATTGGCTGGTCTTGCCGGTGACTACCTAGGTAGTTCGCCTGCAAAGTATGGCCCACTGTCTGGCAAAGGTTGGACACTGTATCGTGGTCAAGTGTTTACGCAAGATTGGGCAAAGGGCATATCGTCACAAGCTGGCGTTGTTGCTAAGGCCGTATCCACTACTGCTGGTACGGCTTCCAGTGCATTAACACGTACTGGTGGAGGCTTCCCGATTGGAAGTGCAGGAGCTACTAGTGGTGCCGGTGGTGGAGGTTATGGCCCTAGTGGTAGCATACGACTGGATGATCAAGTAAAGCAGAGTGTCAAAGACTTACAAGAGCTTTCAAAGCTTGGACAGGACGCTTTTAACTTTGTGAAGCAAATCAGTGACATAACTTTAGGTGTTGCTAAGGTTGCCAATGATCTGTCCGGCGGGAAATTGTTCCCGAAGAACTATGTGCCAATTCCAGGATTTGATGCTCGTCGTGGAAGTGCGTTAGGGGCATGGAC